TCAAAATCATTACGAGCAATGTTTATTTGACATATTTCAGGTTGACCCCAAAATGGATTAACATCCACACTCTGATTAATATTAACAATCTGTGGTAATGAATATAAATCACTTGATGACTTAAAATTAACACCGTCCAATTGGTCGGCGTTGGCTCTACCCATACGAATCAAATCTTGTGGTGATTGTGAGAAAGGACCTATGTCAGATAAGTCACAATCCATAACTAAAGTGTGGGTTCCAACAGGAACACCCATAATCATATAGTCACCACTACCATTTGTTTTTACACTAAATTTGTAATACTTGTCATAAACCTCAATGACTGCCGGATTTGTTAACACATCATTTCTTGTTGGAAAGGTTCCCGTAGGAACGTGTCCACTATGTTGTTGGCTGTAAGGTAACAAATTATATCTATACCCATCTTCATTTACATCACTAAATGATGTGTATGGATAAAGTGTCTCAATAATTTCATTTTGAGCATCTTCCTCAGTTAAGGGAACAAATACTGAGACTCTAACATTTGGAACACCATAACCACCGTTAGCAACAACACGACCAACCACAATACCGTAATCAGCGCACATTCTTGTGTAAACGTCTTCTGACCTTACCTTTAATGAAAGTATTTCAAGTTGTTCGAAATCTTGGTCTAATTGAACGTTAATTTCTCTGTCAACCCCGACCTGTGTTTTTAATCTAATTGTTTCAGGCATCCTGTTCTTTTAATTGATAAATAGTTTATGCACTATTTTCTATAAAAATAAGAAAGGATATGATAAAATAAATCATCAACTAAATGTAGTTGTCTGATAATTCTTAACTCTTACCACAATATCTTTAGATGGGAATCTAATTTGATATATCTGACTTGGCTCTGCAAATATGGTATTATCAGTTAAAGAAATTTTCTTTGTTGCTTCATCTGAATAAGGCATTGATGTTTGAGCTGAACTATATTGTCCCCCAACTTTACCAAAAATTGAAATGTCCGTCAAACTGACAACACCATTTTCAGCTTGGATAATTCTACTTAATTCTGAAAGAAGAATATTTTCACCTAATCCTCTAACCGCAGGACTAAAGAATGTTGTTACCCTATCGATAACATTAGATATGACAACACCCGAGTTTTGTGTTGAATCTAATACAACTGAAACTTCAACACCCAAGTCAATTGTTTCAGCACTACCGATAGTTACGTAGTCATTAATCATTCTGTAATTAGAAAGATATTCTGCCAAATTTTGTTTTAATGTTTGTGAAACATCTGATGTTAAATTACCACTAGCATCATATGATAAGACCTGTACATTAATCTTATTGTTATTTTCAGTAATAGATACTTTAGCAGGTGCACCAAACTCACCAGGCATGTTTCTTATAATCGCTTCATAGTCATGAATGGTAACCGCTCTGTTTTGTGCTGCAAAGTTAAATGTCACATAGTTTCTAACTTCTTCAGTAGATGGATAACCAGCCCCACCAATAGCTGCGGTTACGTTATTACAAGTTAATGAATTAATTACTTGGTTGTTAAGAATATCTGATGGACCAACAACTGAAAAATCAACAGCTCCGATTTGTGTAATTGTGTTTACACCCAAGTTTGTCGCCAAACCACCACCAATTCTATATTGAATAAAGATTGTAGTATTTGCTTGTGGTGTATTACCCAAAGACATCGAATTATTTTGGTATCTTTGAATTTTTAATGGAACATCCAAAGTTGTGAACTGTCTTAATTGGTCTTCAGCGGTATTTGTTCCCCCACCAAAAGTAAGTTTTATAAACCCTTCAGGTGTGTATTCTGTAATAAATCTATCTTGTGTTTGAATGTATGTTCCAACTTTAATTGCCGGGTCATCAGATGGTTTTGATGGGTCCGCGATAAACACTCTATCTTCAGCCAAGGCTGGTACTTCATACCATCTACCATTTGGACTTAAGAATTCCTGAGCTGTTGGTACGTTGGAATAAGCGGTACCTTCTCTCTGAATAATAGATGTTACACCCAATACGTTTTTTTCAGGTAAGAAAAATTCAAAGAAAGGTCTTACATCGTTTGGTGTTATTACTCTTTTGAATACCTTTGTAATTCCGTTTACAATCGTTTCTCTTTTTGTAATCGTATAGTTAACCAAGTTTCCATTTTGGTCAAAGTTTGGAATTTTTAATCTGTTTGGAAATCCGTCTTGGTTAAATGGTGATGCAAAGTTTACATCATATAATGTTTCAAATACTTGGCCAGCACCATTAACTTGACTACCACGTCTTAGAATACCCAAATATCTTTCATCTTCTTTATCACCAAAAGCAGGAACAGTAATTGAAAAATCAATTAAGGCTACGGATGGTCTTTGACCAGGAATTTTTAACCCATAAGTTCTTGCTATGTTATAAATTGATGAACGTTGTTGTGCATATTGAAGAACTGTTTCTTGAATACTTCTATCAATATGGTAATGTAAATTGTCAGCAACCGCTGCGTTCAAATCCAAAAATACTGAGAACACGGAAGCGTCATTAAAGTTATCAATTAATTCTGGATAATACGTTCTCGTATAATTGATAAGTTCCTGACGAATTGCTTGGAAATCTCTTACCGTGTATGAAATTTTTCTTTGAGCCATTTATGTTAAATATTGATAATAACAAAATCTTTTGAATTGAAAACATCATTACTAATAGAATAATCAATTCTTACTTTTGCGGTGTATTCAGATACGTTCTGATTTGGTATGGTTAATTCGGGATTTATTACATTTCCCGCTGTTGTGACTGTTTCACCCGCAGCTTCAGTATCAGGTGCAGTAATTGAAATATTTGTTAATTGTAGTTGTGGCATGTACCTTTCCACCGAATCTCTAATTTCAGATTCAATGTTTCTAAATGTTGGTCCATCTAATGGTTCAAAGATATATTCGTAAAGTCTTGTACCAAAATCTGGTAAATAATATCTTGAACCTTTTCTTGTTAATAATAAATGAATTAGATTACTTCTGATTTCCTCAGCAGCGTAATCCGTTAAGTCCAAATACTTTCCATCAAAAGAATCTACGAAGGGGAAACTTAAACCGTATGTTTTACCATTAGCCATTGTCTATAAATATAGTTGTATTCCCTTTTTTGTGAGCAGGAAAATACGGACAATGACGACAACCATTTCCACAACAGTAACCACGACTTAAATGAAATTCTTTTGTGAAGACATATTTTCCATTTTCAATATAAAAAGAAGAAGGGGAAAGTTGTTCACTTCCCCCCTCAGTAGATGTTTTTATATTTTCTTTACTTAATTTCACAAGCTCCACCAGCACATGCCAACTCACCACTCAAATCTGTGTTGTCTTGTAATTCAACAACCTTTGATAAGTCAATTGACTGTAGTTTAGAGAATAATCTTTCATACTCTTCTTCAGTACAATCTTCAAATGGTGCTTGAATATAACTTCCACCATCATAAGGTAATACTGATAGACCATTGTAAAAGTCTCTGTTTTCCCACATCCACTCACCAGCCAATTCCCAATCTTCAGATTTCAAACTGATTGTTGCTGATACGTTGTGAGTATTAGAACCTGTTCTGTGACCTGGTCTAACCCACTCTTGTGTAATTTTCTTAACACGGTCCAACAATTGGAATGGTGATTCTGTTCTCAAGATTGCTCCCACAGGTGCTTTTTGTGGAACAGAAATAACCGCTGTGTCGTGTGGACGGAAAAATTCATCTTCAACCAACTCAGGGTGATACATTGCCAAGTATTGGTAGATTGCTTCATTCTTACCTACACGGACTCTACGAATATAAAAGTCGTTGTGCCATGCGTGGATACCTGAAGATGTTCCCAATGTCAGAGATGTAGTCCCTGCAGGTTTTACGGTAGTTGTACGAGCCGACTTGTTAACACCAATCAACTCAGCAACTCTTGCGTTTTCTTCTTTTACAAGTTTAGCAGCTTCTTTCATGTTATAACCCAATACAACACCTGAACCGATACCTGTCATA